AATTAGGACTGGACCCGTAATATTCCTGCCAGTCGCTGTCAATTTTACTACGAATTTTCTTTTTCTTCTTGGTGCCGTTCTTTAACTTTACAGTTTTGTAGGTCGTTTTACTAAATTTTGCTAACTTTTTGCCAATATATTGGCGTCCGGAGATTGTGTTGGTTATGCAATAAACATAACCAACACAGTCATCAGGTAATTCAGTTACAACTTGTCCTTGATAAGTCCAAGTCATTAATTATTTTGCTGCCTTGGCTTCCTTGCGAGCATTCTTTTCAGCAGTAATCTCGTTGCGGCGGGCTTTAACTAATTTGCTTAGTTCTGCTAAAGCCTTACGTGATCGTGTGCCTGCGGCACTATTACCGCCGGAAAACTTAGCATCCTCTGCTAAAAAATCTGCAAATTGTTGTTGTAGTTGTTCAGTTGTTGTCATTTTTTTCCTTTTTAAAAACCTGTATGTATTTTAATCTGTCGAGTTCACTTACTCGGCCCGCCCACTTTTTCTTATCTTCTGCTGTAATTAAACTTCTTATCTCAGCCACATCCTTAAATAAAACTGTACATTTCTTTTTAAGAGCACTGACACTTAGTTGTAATTCGTAAGCAGTTTCTTTATTCGGATATTCCATGTAGGCTACTTCAGCATTATGAATACGAAGTACCATAGCAAGGTAATCTGAATAGTGATCACTATGCTTGTTTAGCCTATCCTCTATATGAGGGGTGCTATTCTTGAAATAATTAGCCCTCGACATAGTCCGTATCTGTTGCGTAACTGGTAAAACCGTTTTCTTTGATAACTTTTAATACATTATTCACACGACCTACTAACTCGTCCTTGTGAGATATCAAATAAATGTTCTTGTTTCGTTCTCGTGCCATCTTTTTAAGCACAGCAATGCCGGCTTCAACTCCTGCGGCATCCATTCCTGAGTCAATAAGTTCGTCAATGAATAGTAAATTGATGTGTTGATACAGATTTTCCCAAACATCACGAAACGCCCACGACAAACTTAAGATCAATCTGTTGCGTTCTCCACGTGATAGGTTATCAAAATCCAAGTCTTGTCCCAGTTGAGTGATCTCAACTGATAGATCGTTTAAGAATTTGACCTGATGAGGTAAGCCCATCTTGCTGATATAGTAGTCTAATCGTTTGTTCAGATAGTTCAAGTTCTGATCAATGATCTTCTTACGAATAAAACTGTCTTTATTGGTTAGGAGTTTGAGCAAGAACTCCTGGTGGTCCTTGATATTTGTCAACTCGTTTACTGTATCCCAAGTGATTTCTTGAATTGCGGTGTTCTTTAAGTCGCTAATTTGTTCTTCGTAAGGGTTAGTTTCAAGCAGTTTGACATCTAAATTACTCTTTAAATTATTTAAATTGCTTTGATGCGCCGTTGCTTCTGCTTCTGTATCATAAAATGTGATAGGTTTCTTGGGTTGTTCACCTATTCCATCTATTTCATCTAAGATCTTCTGTAGGTCTTCGCCTACTTTTGTAAAGTAATTAGCGGCATCCAGGGCGTTCTTCTCTGCTGATGCAGACATTTCTTCATGTTTGTGATCGCGAAGAGATTGTTCACAAGCAGGACAAGTCTTGTCTTTTAACTTCTCTAACTCTTTTGTATACTTATCTAGTGCCTTTTCTGCTTGAGTTACAGCACTTTCTAGTGTTGCTCGCTGTTTATTAAGCCCTCGAATCTTAGTATCGTTGTCATTCCACAGTTTAGTATCTACGTGCGCTTGTAATTCTGCTGTAATATCTACACTTTCTAGTTGTGCAATTGCTTTATCAAACTTACCTATGTCATCTTGCTTTTTATTAGCCCATGCTTGGCTTTTAAGTACCAGACTATCAATGCTTCGTTGTACATTATCGTTTGCGGCTTTGGTAGCATCTATCTTAACAGATTCTTGTTGAATATTATCTTTGATAGTCTTGATCTGTATTTTTAATAGTTCAGATTTTTCACTTAGTAGAGTAATACCCAGCAACTGTTCAATAACTTCCCGCTGATCACCGGCCTTCATACTCAAGAAGGGTTCTGTATAAGTGTTTAGAGCAACTAGATGCTTGAACATTGTATGACTCATGTTCAATAACTGTTCAATTGACTTTTGAGTTTCTCTACTGTCGCCTTGTGCATCATCATCTATTTCATCTGATGTTTGTTCTTGATTGTTGACAAAGAATCTTAATATATTGGGCTTACGACCTCGCTCAATCTTATATGTTATACCGTTTTGTTCAAATTCAACAGTGACTAACATGTTTTTGGTGTTAGTTTTGTTGATTAAATTCTCTTTGCGAATGTTTGTAAGGGCTTGGCCGTATAGAGCATAACTTAGTGCATTGATAATTGTAGTTTTACCTGTGCCGTTCCGTGATCCAGAGTCATCCCCTCCTAAGTCTAAGTTTTCACCTAAGACTAAAGTAAGTGCTTCTTTATCAAAATCAACTGCTTGTGTTTGATTACCTACAGAGAGAAAGTTTTTAACTGTGATATTCTTGATGTGAAATGTCATAGATTATGGTAAATGTCCAATAATAATTTTTTATCAAATGATTCTGAGTCAATATTAACCAACTGTTCTGTCACAATTTGATCAACTGATTCAAATTTAGACTCAACGACATCCTCAATGATGCCATCTAAGTTCTCACGTTCTTGAATTAACTGTAGTTCACGAATATCCTTAGTAGCCATGAATGTATCTTTTAAGAAATTTGCTTCTTCAAAACTAACATTGCAGTCTAAATTTACTTTAAGATACATTTTATCTTTTAAAATTGTATCTTGCTCATCAATCAGTCGACTGAGTTTAACTGTACGGAACTTAGGAGCATCAGGCCAAGACTCAAATTGAGGTTCACCGCCCCATTCCATATACATCATACCTCGATCATCGTCCCAAGTATCGGCAAAGTTATGGGGAAACGCATTGCCAATATAATAAATGGTTCCAGATTTTTGTCTTTTATGAAAATGTCCGCTAAAAATATATTCTGGGCCGTTAAAGTCTTCTGCTTTTAACTCACCATGGTCGGGCATCTGTACCATTGCGTTCATATAGAATTTAGGTAATTCAAAATGTCCAAACACATAACGGCTTTTAACTGTTTTCATTGCTCGCCACTCATCTCCTACCAGCCAAGGTACAAGCGTAACATCTTCTATGGTTGTAACATTATCTACAACAGTTACACCTGGGATATGGCGTCCAAACATTGAACTATGAACATCACGCTTATCTTTATAGAATAAATCGTGATTGCCTGGGAACCAAAAGAACTTCTCAAATGCGGCGCCTAATTTTTCCAAACATCGCAGAGAAGTATCTAATGTAATTAGATTGATTGAGTTTCGATTGTGATGCCAATCGCCTAAAAATATACAAGTTTCACAGCCTTTGGTCTGTGCCTCGGCAATAAACCAATCTACAAAATCTTCGCAGTCCTGGTTATGAGTTGCCGAGTTTGACTTCAAGCCAAAATGTATGTCAGTGAAACACGCTACCTTTTTGAATAATCCCATCAGTTAGATTCCTTTAGAGAAAGTTTAACAGGTATATTGATAAAAGTCAAGCCTCTTCTTCTTCAATATCTGTTTCTTCACTCTTAGGCATACGGAACTTTTTGTACAGTTCGGCTTGACGAGCCGTTTCGATAGCAAACTGTTCTTTGTTCTGTCTTGTGTTACTTGGAGTTAATCCGTGTTCTTGTAACAGATCGTCTCGTATATTTTGACTTTTCTTTTCAATATTAAGAATACGAGTAAAAGAATTGGTCACTGCGGCAGTATAGTAAGCAAAAGGATTTTCTGATTTGCTTTCGTCAAACTGTAGACCAATTTGGCTTAATTGTAGGATAGCCTGACCTTTCATTTCCTCAACATAAGTGTAACCACGCCAATTACTACGTTGTGCATACCGCTCTGATAACTTGATAAACATTTTGCCTAGATTTTCGGTAATGCGTCCGTGATCTTTACTAAAATGTCCAGTATCCAACGCCCCCTTCCAATGACTCTTACCCACGCAAACTAACTCGTCTTGGTCATTAAAAATCCAATGTTGAAATGGGGGAAAATTTACTTTATCGTGACTATCTGCTGTAGTTTTGGTTGTCTTCTTCCTGCCCGGTGCTAGTGGAATGTGATCAAATGTCATAATACGTATGACCAAATCGGTTTTAGCAACAGTTTTATAATCTAGTGTACATTCTGCTAGTTTAATTTTTTTGTCGCCTGCTAGCCTTGCTCGGGCAAATGCTTCTAAGCCTAATCTTTTTGCTTTGTTGCGTTTGGCTTCTGCTACAGTTCTTATATTAACTTTGTCTAAGTTTGTAAGAATAATATCGTGCTGACTATATTCTGGTTTGGTAAAAGTTGAAAATGTAACTTTTGATTTATGTATCTCTGCTAGTAAATCCCTATTGTTTAAGTATTTGACTTTGCGTCCAGTTGGGGATGTTGTTATTGTTGTCATTGGTCTTAGACTCCTTTAATAGTCATTGTAGCATTTTTGCCACAGTGAGGTCAACCATTTTATGAACACTTATTTACCTGGTTAAATAAAGGTATAGGAAAATAAAAACAATGGCTGATGTATCTAAATTAAAAGATCAACTTGCGGCAAATGAATCTAGGCGTAATGCTCTCGCGGCACAGATAGGGCCCTTAACTGATGACGCAAAATATGCTTACAGTGCTTGGCAAAATGCTGAAAGCACACAAAATGAAACTGGAAACTTTTTTGCCAACGGTCAATCATTCACTAACAAACAGGACTATGTCGCATATACCAAGTCAGCCTTTGATAGCGCAAATGCTCGCAGAAAAGAAAAGGCAATAGAATTCAATGCACTATTTCCAGAAAAAGATGCGTTAGAAAAACAGATAGCAGAGGCAGGATCCACTCCAGATGCTCCAACAGATAAAGAAGCCACGAGCAATGTTGACAATGCCGCTACCGCTAAACAAGAACAGCAACCTACTGAAAAAACAAATGACGCCCCTTCGCTAGAAGAGCAAACCAACAAAGAATTGGCAGCCGCTTATGGCTATAAAGACACAAACGTAACCAATTCAGATCCTAAAGAATTTAAAGGTGAAAGCGGAAAACCTGCTCCTGATGTTCCTGACTCTGTAACTTCTTCTCAAGCCGCGCAGGTGGCCTACGACGATGACGGACATTTGTTGCCGGGCTTTGAAGAAGATGAAAATGGTAACGCACACTATACAGCAGATACTCCTCATCAAACTATTTTTAAACCCGGTGATGCCGGCGGAGGTGCTGAAGGCACAGGCGCTTCGACTAGAGCATCAAAGTCAACTGCCTCTGCTAAATCACCCGCACCTGCAGAAGCAACTTGGGCAGGTCCTAAAGACATGCGGGTCTATATAAAAGTGCCAAGTTCCTACTATAAAAATTTATATTCAAAAGAAGTACAACAAGCACAAGGAATTTTATTTCCCTATACACCGAGTATCAGTTATGACACACAGGCAAGTTACGGAAGTGTTAACCCATTACACTCTAACTATACTCAGTATTTCTTTAAAAATAGTGCAGTTAGTGCTATACAAATTTCAGGAAAATTTACTGTGCAAAATGAAGATGAAGCAACAGTCTGGATGTCAATTATTGAAATGTCAAGACTATTATTAAAAATGCCGTTTGGGGCTGATAAAAATTCTGGCAGTGCTCCTCCAGTATGTAGACTACATGGATATGGAGATTGGATTTTTAATAATGTTCCTGTTGCAATTACTAGTTTTAAATTTGATTTGCCTGACGGAGTTGACTATATTGCTAAATCTCAAAATGGGTACGGAAATACAATGGTACCAACAGTATCGACATTGACTTACGGATTAATACCGATTTACTCTAGACAAGAAATAAGAGACTTTGGTATTGATAAATGGCTGTCGGGCAACCTAGCAGGTAAAGGATATCTATAATGTCGATGTATTCTAAATCGAGTCCCTATTATGCTACTCCGGAAATTAATGGTCATCTTGACATACTTTATCTTAGAGATATTCCACCTGCTGTTGGAGATGTGTTATACATAGTTCCACAGGTATATTCACTAAGTCCTGATTTAATGGCTTACGATTTATACGGTGACGAAAAATTATGGTGGGTATTTGCTGTAAGAAACAAAGATATTATTCAAGATTCTATATATGATATGGTAGCAGGTCAAAGAATATATTTACCAACCACTGATACTTTAAAAAGTCTAGGCATTTTATAATATGGCAGATAGATTAAATTCTTTTACTGATCCTAGATCTGCTCTTTTCAATTCTGATAAAACAGCATCTAGGTTAAATTCTCTTACTGATCCTAGATCTGCTCTTTTCAATTCTGATAAAATAGCAGTAGCAATAGCCAATGGAGGCCCTGTTGTTGTTAACAAAAGTCCTGCCGATCCAGAAGTTGCTGAAAATCCGTCAACTGAAAATAATAAACTTGATCCGTACCGATCAGTAACTTATAATTTTACATTTGCCGCAGTCAGTCC